AAAGGTTTGTCGAAGATAAGCGTTTTACTGTTATCAATTTTAGTTTGGCAAGATGTTTAATGGATCTATTGATAGATGCTTTAGAAATACCTAGATCCCGCTTTATCGTTGCATATCGAGGATAACACTTTCCATCCTTACTACTCATAAACGACACCAGGCTAAAATAAACTAATCGATCAATCGGAGTTAATCTTTTATCCTTTAGTATGTTTAGATCGCCTACAAAGAAATAACTCAACTAGCCTCCTTCTTCACGCAATGCGGATTGTGCTGCTCCTGGAGAAGTTCTAATACCTGGAACCAGCCATCTGGAAGCATAAGTGTTTCTTTACCTCGTTCTGGTGTAAGCTGCGTTACTCTTAAACTAATTACTTTACGAGCTTCATTAGCTTCATAGAAAACCAGGAATGAGGGTAAGCCAGCTAAATTAGCTAGAGCTTCAGTAGTTGTTGTTGCTTTAAAAGATTGGCCCCGATCAAAACAAGTCTCGGCCAAGTACAACGGAGTTTTACAAACCTTGCAAATCCCCACCGCATCCATATCAATCATGTAAACTTTATTCTCTCTGCACCACTCCGAATACGGATCTCCAACATTAAAATAGTTATTTTTAAAATCTCCTCTAGCCATCAACCTTCCAATCTTGCTGAACCTCAAAAGTTAATTCCTCATCAAATTTAATTTCCTTTAAATGTGGTTTTATGGTGTTCCAATCTGCAATAGTTGGATAAGAAAAACATTGATCTTTTCTGAACCAATGCTCAATTTTAGTCTTTGGAATAGAAGTGTTTTTAACTAATTCTTTTATTGATGTATTTTGTTTTAAATAATTAATAAATTCAAATTTTTCTGGTAGCTTTGTTCTTACCATAAATGGCTTATCGTACTGATCTATTAAATGAGGATTATCTTTTAAAAATTTTATAGCAACATCTGTTGACAATGTTATTTGCACTCTACTATTAGAATTTCTATTAATTTTACCTTTTAAAATTTTAGCAGCATAAATAAAACTATCTTCGCCAGTATCCATAGCTGTTGGAGTTCTATACATTGGTTTCTGCCTCGATGATTGCTTTTCCGATTTCTCTTGCGATTTGTGGAACGATTGAGTTTCCGAGTGCTTTAATTCTGTTGGCTCGATCTTTGTCCAATTCATAGGATAACCCATTAACATTTCGCAAAATGTTGGATTGAGCTTCCCACCAACTTTCGGTTTTTCCAGAAATTCCATCGCATCTTGAAGTCTTGCTCCGTATGTCATGTGTGGCTTGTTTTTTTTCCGCAGTATGAAACCTCCAGATTTTGTTCTCTCTACTCTGCTTGATTGTGGAGTGTTGATGTTTGTTGCGTTTGGTGTTGGATACATCATGTGAACTACTTGGGTTAAAGGTGGCTTTTGACCCCCCGATGATTTCTTCCTTGGGTTTTTGAACTCGTACTGATCGAATGTTGTCGGTGTTGGAAATGTTTTTCTTATTACATCCGATAATCCAGACACGTTTTCTTTGATGCCACGCACCGACACCGCTAGCTGGAATAATAAGACTTTGCACTTCGAAACCTTCGCTTTCCAAGTCATCGTGGATCTGTCTGAACACCATGCCGTCTTGGATGTTAATAATCCCCTCAACATTCTCGCCAATAAACCATTTGCATTTTTGCTCGGATACAATTCTAATAGTCTGATCCCAGAGGTAGCGATCATCGTCTGTTCCTCGTCTTTTTCCCGCAACGGAGAATGGTTGGCACGGGAACCCTCCAGTAACGACATCTGCTCTATATTTTTCTCCTTTGACATTTCTTACATCATCCTCAATCGGTATATTTGGAAAATTTTTTTGTAATACCTTTTGGCAAAATTTATCTTTTTCAACAAAAGCAATGGTTTTAAAAAATCCCGTGCTTTCCAAACCAAGACTAAAACCACCAATGCCAGAAAATAAATCAAGTACATTCACAGATCCCCATCTTTTCTTAAACCATTTAATGGATCTTTAAGTTTTTCGTTTTCTTCCTTTAATTTTTTATTTTCAATACGCAACTCGCCATTTAACTTTTGGTGGCCATCATTTATGATTTTAAGATTATCGTAGCTCTCCTGGAGACGATCTATATCTTTTTTTAAACCTTCAATTGTTTGCTTTTGATTATCAATATAATTTTGTTTTATTCTAACTTCATTCTCGTATGTTTTATCTTCATCCTTCATACACACTCCTTTTCTTCAAACTTGTCGCCTAAATATTCTATTTTTAATACGTCATTAGATGGGTGGTTAAAATCACAACAGCCAGCAGCAAATGACATAGGAAATTGATTTACATAAACCATATAAACTTTACAAAATTGATTAAATTCCTTTTGTACTAAATCTATTGTTTCGTTTTCTGCTGTTTTTGGAAAAACTACGATAGCTACAATTAATAAAATTATGTATTTCATTTAAAAATTATCTCCGTTATGTCTTGCACCCAGGCAGCGGGTATAGTGTTAGTGTTACCTACTGTAATTGATTGATCTTCGGGATCGATTGTGTAATCGGCAAAGATGGTAACTTTTGATTTTGTTTGGAGGAGCTTATAACCCACCGAATAAGCGATAGCGGGTTCAAGTTTGGCTGCTTTGTCGATTGACATCCAGCTGTTATCAGCAAGACAATCAAGCCACTTAACTTCAACCAACGGGTAATCATTTATATTTCCATGCAATTTCTGTTTTTTTTTATTCATAAAAACTTGACGGCAGTACCTTGCCATTTGTTTTTTGTTTAATAATTGCCATCCAACTTCGACCAGGCATCCTAGATCCTTTGCACCACCTAAAAGTAGTCGTTGCTGGAGAAACCCCAGTAATTCCAATTAAATCTGCTAGTTTTTTGTAAGATAAGCCTTTACTTATTCTAAATTTTTCTAATCCCATGCGTTGTCAATATGGAAATATAACCTTATTGGCAATAGGCTTAACCCAATATGTTGTGTTTATACCACTATGTATCCACAAGCACTCCAAGTTGTAAATATTTTTACCAAATGTTAATAAGTAATTGACAGATAAATAATTAGTTATTACGTTGCCAGTATGGTAAATAATGTTTCAAAGTTAAATCTAACTAAAAAGTCAGACATGAATTTTCTGAAAGAAAAAATTACTCAAGTCGGAATTTCACAAAAAGATCTTGCTAACAAATTACATAAAAATATTGTTACAGTTAATCGTTGGGTTAATGAAGAAAGACAAATTACACCAGAGAATGCTATTGAGATTGCAAAAATATTAAAATGCGATCCAGCTGCAATATTGTTTCCGCCTAAAAAATTAAACGCAATACAACTACATTCTTACACCGATGATAGTTTTATGGTAAAAGATTTAACTAAAAAATATTATCAAGATGTTGTTATACCAGGTGGTTTTTACACGCCAGAGACAAAAGCAGTCAAGTTTTACAAAATAGGAAGCCAACACCACGAAGAAATATTATTGTTTGAAAGAGTAGGAACTAAAAATGATTACGAAGGTTTCCACGAAGATAGTATTAATAAAGTTTGTTATTTAGAACCAAATGAAAAAAAGAAAAAAGAAGGTTGCGCACCAATTATTGCTTTGGTTAAAATAAATGAAACTACACCTCGCTACACTTTAGATTTATTACATCCTAAAACACAAAAACCTTTTAATGAATTATCAATAGGTATAAATCCAGATTGGATTAAAGTTTCGGCTCCAAGAAAAATGATATTTGCACCAAAGTTTAATACTAATCTTTAGTTATCCACAAATTACACACCCATAGATAGAAACAAAATTGGTAAATTGTTTGCCAATAAGACTAATTCTGTTTACCAATCGTTCTAATTAAGTTCAATTGTTTTATGATTACTAAAGATGAAAAAGCTAAAAGAGTTACTACTACTGGAGAGATAGTAGATACTTTTTTAGATGATATTAAAGATCTGCCAGAGTGGGTAGAACTTTATAAACTTAACCATTGGTCGCCATCACAACTTAACCAAGCAGATGATATGTGGAGTTATAAATATTTATATCTTACACAAGAACAACGTAGAGCTTTACCAATAAATTCTAAAATGTTTTCTGGTGTTTGTCTTGGAGATCTAGCTCAATTAGTTTTTGGTAATTTTTTATGGCAGCATGAAATTGGTAAAGGATTAGTTAAAAAAGAAATCCCACCACAAAGAAAAGTTTTTGATAAAATTTTAGATAAATTTAATTTATATGAAGCAGCGGATGATAACGATGCAGCTCAACACGATGTTAATAGATTAGGTTTAGCTAAAGCATTCCAAACATTAAAAACTGGATTACGAGAAATTAATTTAACCTCCCCTATTGAATGTGAAAGATCTGTGGTTTTAACTTTAGATGGCTGCATACTTCCAACAATAGGTAGAATAGATTTGGAAGATGAGAATAATTTTGTAGAACTTAAAACAAAATGGCGAAAAAAAAATAGACCCAGAAAAGATGGTACATCAAACTATTCATTACCCAAACTAGATGAAGGTTATTTAGGATTTGATGAGCATTTAAGTCAAGTTGCTTTTTATTATTTTGCTTGTGAAGAAAAAAAGAAACCTCATTTGTTTGTAATGAATGAAGAACAATACAATATTTTTACACCAGAAAATTGCGATGATTTAAAACCAGAAAATTTAAAAAAACATATTAATAGATTAACTATGGTAGCCAAGCGTAGAGAAAGAGTAATGGAAAATCACGCTGGTAAAACTACTTGGCATCAAGATATAGCTCCAGACTTTAACCACTTCTTTTGGAAGGGTATGGGAGAACACAGAGATATTGCAATGAAACTATGGGGATTAGCATGAAACAAATTAAACCAGATCCATTAGTTATGAATTTACAGCCATGGCTGCTGAACAGACATTTAGCGAAACCAAAAAAAAACTATTTGAAACATCGATTGCTCCTTGTGGGAATAGTTTTAGCTCTCTCTTTAGCGTTAGTTAGTTTCGTTAAATATAGCCAGAGTGATCGTGTAGCGATGCACGACAAAGGTTTTAATACAGCAGTATTCTTTTACCTTCATTCAAACTCTGGCTATGCGAAAGAGATTTTAAATGGGTAAAGTTATTAATTTAATTTCACTTGAAAGCTATCTTAAAAGATTAAAAACCAATGGTGGTATGTGGGAGTTTAAGCCTGGCAAATGGATTATAAAACATTTGGAAGTAGAAGGATTGGCCCAGCATTATAATATAGAAACAAATATAGAATTAGTACATTGTGATTTAGCAAAAGATGTAGCAGTTGTAAAAGCTGTTGCGTTACATAATACTAAAAAATTTACAACACTCGGAGAAGCCTCTCCTAAAAATAACCAGTTTGAATATCCAATAGCGATTGCAGAAAAACGAGCTGTGGATCGTGCAATCTTAAAAGCATTAGGTATTCACGGCAACGTGTATTCAGATCAAGAAATGCCAAACGAGAAACCAAACAACAATGAGAACACGGGTATTAAATTAGATCACGCAGATGTTATTATGCAAAGAATTGAAAGATGTACCCATCAAGCAAATTTAGAACAGTTAAAAAGTCAAAATAAAAAATTTTTAACAGAGCTTAAAAAACAAAATTTACCTAGGTTTGAAAAATTAAAAAAAGCCTTTGTAGATAGAAACCAGCAATTTGAGAAAGGATAAACATATATGGCTGATTTTAAAAAACCACTAGATCCAAACTGGGTGGCAACATTTAGTTTGAAAAGAAACGGAGATAAAAATCCGCAAGATCCACTTACTAAAAATAGACCAGATCTTATCTTAACAGATAGTGAAAGTGTTAATAAAAAAACGGGAAAGCCGTACAGAAAAAACTTTACTATTGATGGAGTATGGATGGAAGCATCTGCTTATATCCAGGAAGATAAATCTTTAAAGATTACTATCAAGAAAACGGGTACTGGTAATGGCGCACCAGCGCAACCAGCAGCTCCAGTTCTTGAAGATGCTCCCTGGTAATATAGAATGGATCAATATGGTTTAACTGCAAAGCAACTTAAACTTTTTAAGTTTATTAAAAACTATATTGCAAAGAAAAACATATCGCCATCTTACGATGAAATGAAGGTGGCGGTAGGTTTAAAATCAAAAAATTCAATTAACAAAAGAGTAAGCCAATTAGTAGATAGAAAATGGATAAAAAGATTACCAGGCAAAGCAAGAAGCATTCAAATAATAAAGCAATGACACACCCAGATATATTTAAAGAATTTAATTATGAATGTCTGCAAGAACAAGTTGGAGGATCTCATTATAAAAATTTAAAAGTATCCCCAGCCTATTTTATCTGTGAAAATAAACTCTTGTTTGCTGAAGGAAATATAGTAAAATTAGCGTGCAGACATCAAAATAAAAATAAATCTGAAGATATTAAAAAAATAATTCATTACTGCAAAATAATTTTAGAACGAGATTACCCAAATGAACAAGAAGATTGAAAAATTCTGGAACGGAAGCGCAAACTTTACAGCAAGTGAAGTTTTTAATTCTGTTTCTGATGCTGCAAAACAAACTATACCTAGCGATGCAGCTAAATATGAAGTTGATGGTAAAACTGTTAGCTTCGAGTTCGCTAGAATAAAAGAGGTAAACGATGGCGATAAACCATTACCAACATCTGACACAACAGATAAGTCAGATCGAGAAAGAACGAAAGTCTCTGAACGCAAAGATCACGAGACTTAAAGTTAAAAACGGGGGAATGTATCCTCCAGGGATTGCGGCTATAAGCAAGACAGCTCATTCAAAATTGATTGCTGTTATAAGTCTGCAAGACCAATTAAGTAAAATAGAAGCCTAGATATTTTACTTTAGAATACTTCTAAACTGATTAAATTCGGATACCCTTTCTACGCCTAAATAAACTTACCATATTGGCAAATCTATATCTTGACTATTGCCAGATAGGTAATTATATATATTGTATGGTTAAAAACTTTCACAAAAAAAAGTTCACTACCTACTCTGCATTAGAAAAATATTTTACAAAAAAAATCCTTCCACAAAAAAACAAGTCATCCAAAGTTATTGGTAAGACTTTGCTTGTGTGGGATAAACCAAAAAAGGAGGCTGCTTGATAGTTACATTTCAAAAAAATCTTAATACTGGTTACAGCAATCACAAAAAAGATTGCGAGTACAAAGTACCAAAGATCTCTAACAATACCGACAAGGGTAAATGGTTAAATTCTTTTGTTGGTAAATTTTTTACTGGATCTCATAACTATAACTTTGTTGGTAAGATCCACTTAAAATTAAAAACTACAACTTACAAAATGAATAATGATTTGTCTGTTATGGTTGCTTGGTTTAAGAATTTAAAAAAATTAAAGCAACATCATTTTGTTGGAGAAGTTTTCAATTCTCAATTAGTTTATCAACCAACCCAGGAGGCTGCTTAATGACAAATGAAGATGTTTTAAATATTGCTAAAACAATTAAATTACAAATCCACCCTACTGTTTTAATGTGTGCTGCTG